AACGCTTTAAAATGCGCCCCAAGCCGTGCCCCACGATCCACCATCCACATCAGCGCCCACAGGTCCTGTAGCCCATTTGGCGCGGGCGTGCCGGTCAACCCAACGTAGCGCTCCACCTTGGTATGCACATGCGTGGCCAGTGCGCGGGCGCGCCGTGTTCCTTGCCGCAGCCGGAACCCTTTCAGCTTGGAGCACTCATCGGCGACCACCATACGGAACGGCCAACGGTCCTTGTAAAACTCCACTAACCATTTCAGAGTGTCGTAATTAATGCAGTAGATATCCGCCTCCTGCTCCAAGGCGTGGCGACGTGCCGCCGCACTACCCACGACCACGGACACCCGCAGATGGCGCAAATGGGGGAACTTGGCCACCTCATCCGGCCATGTCGTGGCCGCAACGCGCAGCGGAGCAATCACCAAAATAGGCGCAATGTCTTCCACCACCAGAAGCACATCTAACGCCGTCAGCGTGGCTACTGTCTTCCCCAAACCCATGGGCACAAACAAATTGCAGCGTGGGTGCGTCAGGATGAAATCAACGATGGTGTGTTGGTAGGGGCGCAGGTTCATGCCAACGCTCCGTGCAGCGTTTCAGGATGGGCGGGAGGCGCGCTGCTATACTCGCCACCACATGGAGCTAAAGCGGGGGTGTGTGTGACATCTGTAGCGTTCGATACGCTTAAATTTGCGAACCGGCTGAAAACGGCAGGGGTTCCTGCGGCCCATGCGGAGGCTGAAGCCGAAGCCTTGGCCGAAGTGCTAGAAATAAATTTACAAGGCCTTGCTGAGTCTGAATCTAAAAACGGTAAGGCATTGGCGCGTCTTGAAGCGGATATGAAGGAAGGCTTTGCCCAGGTGAATACGCGCTTTGCGCAAGTTGACCAGCGCTTTGAGAAAATAGACCAGCGCTTCGCGCAGGTTGACCAGCGCTTTGAACAAATTGCTAAAGACTTTGCACAGCTGGATAAAAACATGGACCAGCGCTTCGCCCAAGTAGACCAACGCTTCGTTGAAATAAAAGGCGAAATGCTGCTACTAAAATGGATGTTCGGTGTGATCGTAACCAGCCTCATTGCGCTGATAGTCAGAACATTTTTCTGACCCACACCTAGTGCATATTGATGCAGATAAGTGCCGCTACACTCGCAATTAAAGTTAGGTTGATCAGTGATGATTGATACGTTTAGTTTTGCGCATCGGCTTAAAAGCGCTGGTATTCCAGCTGCACACGCGGAAGCCGAAGCCAAAGCGTTAGCAGAGGTGCTAGAAAGGAATCTGCAGCAATTTGTGACAAAAAGAGACCTACGTGAGTTGGAGACATCTCTTGAGGCGAAAATGGAACAACACCTTGTACAACTAGACAGTAAGCAGCGCTTTGACCGAGATATGCGGCAGATGAGGTGGATGTGCTTTATTGCCATAGTAGGCATCATGGTGTTGCTAGCTAAATCGCATTCTTGAGTCACGCCAGCACCTCATCCACGCCTTTTAAGGAATCGACCACGACCACGCGCTGGCCCATGCCGCGCATGCGCTCATGCTCACGGACTTGATGCGGTGTGCACTGCTGGCCTGGGGCTTTGAGTTCCACCCACAGGGTGCGCCCCTCGGGCAGCATGGCGATGCGATCCGGCGCACCGTGGCGGCCCCCCCATTTCACCTTGCGGATTTCACCGCCCTTGGCCCTGACCTGGGCCACTAAATAACGTTCGATTATCCGCTCACGGGGAATGGTCATCATTGCTTCCTATACCGGTGGGTTTCAAAGCCTTCCGCCGCTAAGGGCAACCCCTGTGCCCAGGGTGGCGGTGTGGCCATGAGTGCGGCCAAGTGCGCGGCATTGAAAGCGGCGTTGTCATCGGCTTCGGTAATGATCTCGTCGTGCACGGTAAGCACGATGCTGTAACCGGCTGCTTCAATCGCAGGCATGCAGGCGGCCAACACGTCACGGCTGACGGCTTGGGTGATGTTCTCGACCAGCTTGCCGCCGTAGGTGGTGATGCGCGTCCATTTGCGCGTTATCGGATGCGTGCCCATGTAGGACAGTGCGCCGTGCTCATCGACTCTGGGAGCGGCGTAGTAAAGCACCCGCCCCGACGGCAGACGCAGACGCAGCCATGCACGGCTGTACTGCACTGTGATACCGCAGCAGGTGTGCGCCGTTTCGGGGTGGCCGATGGCGTCTGTGACTGCGCACTGCAACGCCTGCCAAAACGCGGCAATGGCCGGATGCGCGTTGCGCCATGCGCGCTTAAACACATCGCAGGCCAACCATGCGCGATCTGAGAGGCCGAAGGTGGGGCGTTGGTTCGCCTTCGTCCACTGGAGCGCTTCCACGGCCTCCTGAAGCAGCAGGGTTTTAACAGCTTCTCTATGATGTGATCAAATATGCATTACACTCTTCATAAATGGAGAGATTAGTTGGCATTGGCGAAGCGGCACAGGCATTTGGGGTGTCGATCACGGCGCTGGGAAGCGTCAGGCTGGTTGATCGCCGAGCATACCGTCGGCGGTCATCGCCGCTACGATATGGCGAAACTGCGCCCTGAGATGTTTCGTGCCCAAGCCGAGGCCAACCGGTGTACTGTGGCCTATGGCCGTGTCTCCAGCCACGATCAGAAGGATGATCTGGAACGGCAAAAGCAGGTACTGGAGTTGTACTGCGCCCAACAGAGCTGGACATTCGAGGTCATCGCTGATCTTGGTTCAGGTATGAACTACCACAAGAAGGGCTTGAAACGGCTGCTTGATGCCATCATCAAGGTCAGATAGGACGGCTGGTCATCACTCACAAGGATCGTTTGTTGCGCTTTGGTGCTGAACTGGTGTTGGCGCTGTGCGATGCCAAAAATGTTGAAGTGGTCATTCTCAACCAGGGCCAAGACACAAGCTTTGAAGAAGACCTTGCCAAAGATGTGCTGGAGATCATCACTGTGTTTAGTGCACGGTTGTACGGCAGCCGTTCCCGCAAGAACCAGAAATTGCTGGAGGCCGTGAAGACAGCGGTAGAGGCATCGCCATGCTGATGGCCCACCGTATTGCACTGGACCCTAAAATGTGGAGGAGACCCACCTGTTGCGTGCGGCAGGTGTGGCCCGTTTTGCCTATAACCGGGCGTTAGCCGAATGGAGGCATCAATATGAAGCATGTACGTTGGACAGTGCCCTTCCCAAGCCATCGCAACATTCCTTGCGGCGGCAACTGAACGCGATCAAGCGCGAGCAGTTTCCATGGATGGGCGAAGTCACCAAGAACGCGCCTCAAATGGCGATCATCCAGTTGGGGCAGGTATTTCAGAACTTCTTCGCAGGTCGTGCCAAGTATCCGAAGTTCCGTAAAAGGGCGTGCATGACCGATTCACGCTGACCAATGACCAGTTTGACCTTGACGCTTCACGCATTCGCATTCCTCGCCTGGGCTGGGTGCGCATGCGTGAGACGTTGCGCTTTGCCGGCAGAATCATGTCAGCCACCGTGTCGCGTGTGGCTGCACGTTGGTTTGTTAGCATCACCGTGGAAGTGCCCGATCCATCACATCTACCTCAAGCTGAAAACCAAGGCGCGGTGGATGTTGATCTGGGTGTGTTGGCGCTGGCAACGCTCTCAACCGGAGAAACAATCTGTGGCCCCAGGCCCCACAGGGCGCTGCTGGGTTGCGTGCGCAGGCTTTCACGCAGTGTGTCGCATAAAGTCAAAGGTTCTACCAATCGTCACAAAGCCAAAGCGACATTGGCGCATCTACATGCACGGATTGCAGCAATTCGCTTAGATGCACTCCACAAACTCACCAGCGATTTTACCCGGCGCTTTCACACCATTGGCATTGAGAACCTGACTGTCAAAGGCATGGTTAAGAATCGCCATTTGGCACGTTCCATCGCCGATATGGGCTTTTTTGAATTCAGGCGGCAGCTTGAATACAAGGCGACGATGCGTGGTGGGCAGGTTGTGGTGGCTGATCGTTTCTTTGCCAGTAGCAAGATGTGCTCGACGTGCGGGCACACGCTCAAGGAATTGCCGCTCTCGGTGCGCCAGTGGGCGTGTTTGGGGTGCGGCACACGTCATGATCGCGACGTGAACGCTGCGGTTAATTTGAAGAACATGGCCGTGAGTTCCACGTTATCAGCCTGTGGAGAGGAAGGCACTGGCCCTCGTCGCAAGACGGCGGTGAAACCGGCCTCTGTGAAGCAGGAAGTCAGCTTTGAATCTGTTTAAACAGATTTTGAGTAGGTATGACAGAACGGATGAATTTGCACGGAAAATCATACGGCTTGCTCAGCCAGCTTTGGCCGTTGGTAAGGCGCATACGTATGCGATGACCTTCCACGGTGCGCGTTCTCTGAATCTGTATGCCTGTTTGTGCTAAAAACGCTTTTGTATCTGCTTCAGTGACTCCGGCCTCTTTTGCGATGTCATCGGCGAAAATAACGCGCCCATCAGATAGGTGTTCGTAACGGCGCCTTTTCCCCTGGCCTCTGGAACGGGCAGGCCTTCGGTGCGCTGGCCACCGGCGATTACCTGGAGGCTGGTTTTTATGTCTGGGCCGATTCAGTGGACACCTTATCGACCTCTGATCGCCAAGCCCGCCGCGCACCGCCCATCCAGATCGCCGTGAAGCTGGCCGGTGCCATCCATGCGGTGGACGTCATCATCCACTTTGACCGATAAAGGAATCCCATGTCCGTCTTCGACCCCAAACAAGTGTCGGTGCTGCTCAATGGAACCCAGATCAAAGACTGGGCCGATGGCACGGACGTGATCGACGCCAAACACAATGCCGATGCCGGTGCCTACACCATCGGGGCCAGCGGCACGGGCGTGTTTGTCGCCAACGCGGATCGGTCCGGCACCTTAACGTTGAAAATCAAACAGCACAGCGCCGACAACGCCTTTTTGAGCAGGCGACTGGCGCAGCAACGCGGCGCGATCCAGTCCTTCACCCCCTTCACCCTGGATATCCGTGACCTGTTGAATCAGGACGTGGTGACAGCCACCCAAGGGTATTTCACGACGCCCCCCGGATTTACCCGGGGCGCCGGACACAATCCAGAAACCTGGACACTGGTGTTTGAAGTGATGGACATCACCCTAGAAAAAGGCTTTGGCAACGCATGAACAATGAACATCGTTTTGAAATAGAGGGCCTCACCTACGTCATGACCCCGGCCAATGCGATGGCGGCCTGGCAATCACTCAAACGCGCCGGGGTGCTACTGCGGGGGATGGATGCCGACGCCCTGGCCAACGCCCAAGGCACCGCCTCCGTTGCCCTAGGGACGCTGCTAAGCCATCTGGGCGACCCTGCGGTGACCGAGATAGAAGCCCTGGTGTTTGAACAGACCGCGATCAAGACCCCCGAGGGCACCACCTACCGGCTCAGCCCAGATCGGCTCAATGAGCACTTCAACACCCGCCGCACCCATCTGCTGCGCGTCTTGATGGAAGGAGTCAAGTATCAATACAGCGATTTTTTCGCTGGCGGCATGGCGGCCTTTCAGGAGCTGAATCCCATGCCAAGCGCCGAGAAACAGTAACCGACTGGTTTCTTTGGGCACCGATCATGCGCGGCTATTGCGACCTTGACCAACTGCGCACCGTGTACTGCCTCAGTGACTTATGTAGCTTCCACACCGCGATGGTGGAATGGGATGCCCTCCAGCATGACGCACTAACCCCCTGCGATGATTCTCGACGAATTCCTGATCCGCCTTGGCGCGGTCGCTGACACCTCAGGCTTCAACACCTTTAGCACCGGCCTGACCCGCGTTACGGGCCTCGTGACGGTGGCCGCCGCCGCCATGGGCGGGGCGCTGGCGGGAATGAATCGCTTTGTCGGCAGCGCCTTAAGCGAACTCAATGCCCTCAATAGCGCCAGCCAGCGCACCGGAGCCAGCCTGTCCTTGCTCCAGGAGCTGGGCTATGCGGCGCGTTTGAATGGCTCCTCTGTGGAGGCCTCGACCCGTTCTATTGAATCCTTGTCCCAAAAAATAGGCGAAGCCGCCAATGGGGTGGGGCGCGGGGCCATGCTGTTCCAGAAGCTGGGCTTGCAGGCCCGACAGGCCGATGGCTCCGTTAAATCCGTTGGCGACATGCTGGGCGATGTGCAAGAAAAAATCCGTGGCTTGTCGGCACCACAGCAGCAGTCCATCCTGGCCAACCTGGGCATGGATGCCACGATGCTGCAAACCTTGCGCCTGAGTCGTGAGGCGTTAAACGGCGTCTTCCAAGAGGCACACGATCTAGGCGTCATCACCGCGGATGGTGCCGATACCGCGCTGGAGTATGGCGATGCGATGGAACGCCTGCGCGTGGTGCTGGGGGCCTTACGGACCAACATTGCCATTGGGGTGGCACCGGCCTTCATCCGGCTGATTGAGCACTCCAAACACTGGTTGATTGCCAATAAAGAGCAACTGCGTGATGGTATCGGCAAAGTCGTCAAGATTCTCATTGCAGCGGGCACCGCCGTATGGAACGTCATCCGTGCCGTGAACAGCGCGGTGAATCAGACCATTGGTTGGAAAGCGGCGCTGCTGGCCGTGGGCGCGGTGCTGGCCCGGGCCTTTGCACTGAACCCGCTCACCTGGCTGATTGCGGGGATTGTGGCCCTCGTGGCCCTGGTCGATGACTTCATAACCTACCTGGACGGCGGAGAGTCCTTGCTGGGTGCCTTCTGGGGTCCACTGATTGCCTACGCCAAGCGCGCCAAGGCCGTGATGGCAGACCTTACGCCCGCACTCAAAGCCCTTGGCGTCCTCTTGGCGGGCCTGGTCATCGGTCACGTGGTGAGTCATATTGGCCGCCTCGTGGGCGCAGGCCGCACTCTGGCGCTGTGGCTTGCGGGGCCGTTGGTGAAAGCGCTCCAGGTTGCCGCGCTGGCGTTGCGGGCCGCGTTTTTGTCCAACCCCATTGGAGTAGTGATTGCAAGCGTGGCCCTGCTGGCCTATGCCATCCATACTCACTTTGACACGATCAAGCAGGCGGTGGGCACCGCTTGGGACTGGTGCACCCGCACCACCAATGCCGCCTTTGGGTCCATCCAACACACGCTGCAAGAGGCTGCCGCCGCCGCCAAGACCATCTGGGCCAGCGTCAAGGACGCCTGTGCGCTGGCCTTTAGCCACAGCATCGCCAGCGCCGATAGCGCGGTGAACCGCTTGCGCACCGTGTTCAGCGCCATGGGCAGCCGTATCAGCGTCGCCCTAACCAGCGCCTTCGACACCATCATGACGCTATGGGACCGTACCGTCGGGCGTATCGCCCAGGGGGCCGAGCGGATCAAAGGCTTTTTCCGAGCGATTGCTCCAACACTGAAGCAGGCCGGTCGTGACACCCAAGACGTGGCGCAGCGCGTCAATGCACAGGTGCAGGCCGCCCAGACGACAGCTCGCCACGCCGCTGCTCAGGCCGCCACGCCCGCCCGTTCTCAGCCCAACGTGCATTCCCAACAGGAAGTAAAGATCGATATCCATACCGCCGACCCGATCCTGGCCGGTCGCCAAGCCGCCGCCGACATCAACAGACACCAGCAGATGGCGCTGCGTCATACCGGTAGTGCTGTGGCGTTTTGAGGGGATCCTCTTAGCCTATTACCTCTCTAGCCAGTCTGTCCAAAGGCAGGATCAGGAGCGCAAAGAGTCGGTGTCAATGCATTGGTTGCGCTACTAGACGTATACCTAGGGCGGTACAGACGCGGCTTATCGTATCGAAGCGTGGTTCACTACCAGGCCGAAGGGCCTTGTATAGAGCTTCCCGCGTGATGCCAGAATCCTTCGCAATCTGAGACATACCACGTGAACGGGCAATGTCACCCAGCGCAGCCGCTAACAGTGCTGGATCGTTTTCTTCAAGAACAGCCGTGAGATACGCGGCTACCTCCTCTTCGCTGTTCAGGTATTCGGCGGCATCGAACTCTGGCAGTTCGGAGACATTGATTTTCTTTGTTATGGTCACGGGTCAATCCTCCAAAGATTTTGCTAGCTCAATGGCCCGACGAATGTCTGATTGCTGCGTTGACTTGTCGCCGCCACCGAGCATCACGATGAGAAAGCTGCCTCGCTGCACGTAGTACATACGCCAGCCAGGTCCGAAGTGTTCGCGCATTTCAAACACGCCTTCACCCACCGGCTGCACGTCTCCAAAGTTGCCGAGCTGCACCTTGCGTAAGCGCTTGATGAGGCGCTGCCTTGCCAGCCCATCCTTTAGGCCCTTTAGCCAGTCAGAGAACCCTTCAAGTCGTTTTACCGTGTAGGTCATGCACTGTACTGTAATCGAACGATTACTTTGCAGTAAAGTCAAACGAAAATAGTAATGCTGTACCGTGATCCATCTATCTATCTGCTCATGATCACCCTGACCCACCGCCACATCGGCACCATCACCCTGGATGCAGTGCTTGAAGAAACGCACCAAGCCGAGCTGCGCATCACTGAAAACCCGATAGAGTCTGGCGCGATGATCGGCGATCACGCCGTTCTGATGCCGCAGACCGTCACCATTGCTGGCATTGTGGTGGACTACCAACCCCAGCGCAGCCCAGCCCCTGCCGCAGAGGAGCACAGGGCCGATCAAAGGCTTTTTCCGAGCGATTGCTCCAACACTGAAGCAGGCCGGTCGTGACACCCAAGACGTGGCGCAGCGCGTCAATGCACAGGTGCAGGCCGCCCAGACGACAGCTCGCCACGCCGCTGCTCAGGCCGCCACGCCCGCCCGTTCCCAGCCCAACGTGCATTCCCAACAGGAAGTAAAGATCGATATCCATACCGCCGACCCGATCCTGGCCGGTCGCCAAGCCGCCGCCGACATCAACAGACACCACCAAATGGCGCTGCGTCATACCGGTAGTGCTGTGGCGTTTTGATCCGCCCAGCCTATCGGTAAATCTCACCCCGGTGACCAACACGTTCTGTTTTTGATTTTTATGCCGCTTCTAATTTCACATGAACGCGCCGTCCGATGGCAGTGGCGATGTTGACTAAAGCATCTAATGAGAACCGCGAGATACGACCACGTAATAAGTCGTTGATACGTGGTTGGGTCACACCGCAGTGTGTTGCAGCTTGTGATTGATTCCAGTCGTTTGCTTCAATGACTGCCGCGATTTGCCGCATGAGTTCAGCCCTGGCACGAAGATTTGCAGCCTGTTCTGGTGTATCTGCTAAGGCATCCCATACGCTGTTAAAAGTTTCTATCTTAGTCATTTGGCACCTTTTGTAAGTTCGGTGTATCGCCTCTTAGCAAGTTCTACATCGCGTTTGCTTGTGGCTTGCGTCTTCTTTTGAAAAGCATGTAAGACATAAACGGCATCAGCCAATCTTGCAGTGTAGACAACACGATAAGTACCAGAGTCATCCCAGATTCGTAACTCTTCAACACCTTTACCAATGGAAGGCATCGGTTTGAAGTCTTTAGGCTGCTCACCACGCTGTATCTTGTCCAGTTGGTAGCCTGCATCGCTGCATGCGTCCTCTGGGAACTGCCGCAAGCACATCAGTGAGTCACCAAGGAATCGGAGTACCTTCATGGAACCGCATTATATCTGTATGGATATAAATCACCATTGATATTTTTCCACCCCCTCATGATCACCCTGACCCACCGCCACATAGGCACCATCACCCTGGATGCAGTGCTTGAAGAAACCCACCAAGCCGAGCTGCGCATCACTGAAAACCCGATAGAGTCTGGCGCGATGATCGGCGATCACGCCGTTCTGATGCCGCAGACCGTCACCATTGCTGGCATTGTGGTGGACTACCAACCCCAGCGCAGCCCAGCCCCTGCCGCAGAGGAGCACAGGGCCGAGCCATTGAGTGTCTTGACCGATCGCGTGCCTTTCCCCACGGACCTGCTGCCCTTCACCGCTCAGGCCCTGCGTGTGGCCCAACGTGAACTGCCCTCGGTGATCAGCCAAGCCACTGCACCCCAGAGCGACGGCCAGCACGCCGTGCGCCCTCTGGCCGATTGGCTGCCGGATTACCAGCCCATCACCCCCCGTGATGACTCCAGCACCACAGGCCGCATTGCCCAGGTGTACACCGCCCTACGGAATCTACAACGCAGCGGACAGACCCTGGAGGTACACACCGGCGTCCAGACGTATCAAGACATGTTGATTCTCTCCATTGCGGCCAGACAAACCCAGGATGGTTCGATTGAATTCGTGCTGACAGTGCGAGAACTGTTCATCGTCAAGACAACATCGATTTCTGGTGTCTCATTGCCCGCCCCCAAACGTGGCAGGAGCGCCTCCCAAGGCGCGGCGCAACGCCACAGCGGCCAGACCCACCCTAAGCCGGTGGACACCGAGAAGAACCGCTCCTTACTGCGTCAGATGTCTGGACTGTTCTGATGTGGCAGATTCCCGTGGATAGCAGCGCGTATCAGACCCAGTCGTTTCGCGTAGGTGCCGAGTCCCTACGCTTGATCCTGCGATGGAATCCGGTCCCGTGTTGCTGGTCGATGGACCTGTACACCGCGACCCTAGATCAGCCCGTGGCGCAAGGCGTTCCCCTGGTGGTGGGCGTCCCCCTGTTGTGGCGGCGTCCTGTTGATTACTTCTTTTGGCTAACAGATGAAAGCGGTTTAGAGATGGACCCGATGCGCCAACAGGACCTAGGCGAACGCTGCTTGCTGTTTGTTGGATTAAAAGAGCAGGTCCGCCCATGAAACAGTTTGGCCGCCAGTATCGCCTGGAGCTGGGGTCCAGCCACGATGGGATTGCCATCGACACCCTGCGCATCGCCTTTGACATCCGCAAAACCAGCGACTCCACCCCCAACCCAGCCAAGATCACCGTATGGAATCTCAACCGCGATCACCTGAGCTTGCTCACCAGCCGACAGTACAACAGGGTCCGGCTGCTCGCCGGTTACGCAGAACTGCGCCTGTTATTTGTCGGTGACATCATCAAGCCTTCTGTGAGACGCGATGGAACCGATTACATCATTGAACTGGAATGCGGCGATGGCGATCACGACTACCGCCATGCGCATGTTTGCTTATCGTTGGCCGCAGGGGCGACCGATGCCCAGGTACTGCGGGCACTGAGTACCTCCATGCCGTCTACCCGGCTAGGACCTATCCAGATGCAGGGACAGCGTGGCTTGACCCGCGGCAAAGTCCTCTCGGGCAACACACGGACCCTGCTGGATGCAATGGCCAAAAATCATGGTGCGGACTGGTCCATCCAGGATGGCGCACTGATGTTACTGCCTGCCGATACCGTCCTGGCCGGTGACGCCGTGCTGCTCTCCCAAAGCAGCGGCATGATTGGCTCCCCCGAAGTGACCGATGATGGATTAAAAATCACCACCTTGCTCAATCCGGCCTTGCGCATCGGCGGCCTGGTGCGCGTGGACTCGATCATCCCCATCTACAACGGCGACTACAAAATCACCTCACTGCAAGACATGGGCGATGTCATGGCCGAAGCCTGGTTCAGTACGGTGACCTGTGTGGGCGGTGATTTTCAGAACGTGAGGCCGTCTGTATGAGTCTGGATGACTGGAATAACGCCTCCCTCAGTGCCGTACTGCAACGCAGTACCGAAGCGCTGGCCCAGCGCCTGCGTGTGGCCTTGCCTGGGCAGATCGTCCGCTTTAACCCAGTCACCCAAACGGCGACCGTACAGCCGTTGATCCAGCAGAAGAGGAACGATGGCTCCCTTCAGCCCTTACCGGTACTCCAGGATGTGCCGGTATCCTTCCCGCGGGGCGGCGGCTTTGTGATGACCTTCCCCGTGGCTGCTGGGGATGAATGCGAACTCATCTTCCAAGATCGCTGCATGGATGCCTGGTTCCAGTCTGGCCGTGCGTCCGAGCCTGTGGACTATCGCCTGCATGACCTGTCTGATGCCGTTGCCTGCGTGGGAATTGCTTCCTTACCCAATGTCATTCCGAGGTTTGAAATGGACGGCGTGGTACTGCGCACCCTGGATGGCCGCGCCTCATTCAAACTGGATACCCAAGGCGTGATCACGCTGCGCGGCAGCAAACTGGTTCTTGATCTTCCCGTGGAATTCACCCAGGGACTGCGTGGTCATGGCGACGTCGTATCAAACAGCATCGGCCTGGAGACACACACCCACGACAACGTGGAGAACGGCCCAGGACAGACAGGCCCGGCCCAATGAGAGTGCGGCGCTTGGACAGCCAAGGGGATTGGACCTTCGGCAACGGGCGCGGCAACTATGCTGCCGCCAGCGATTGTCTGGCACAGCGCGTAAAGACACGGCTGCGCTCCTTCCGTGGCAACTGGTTCCTGGATCTGGACCACGGCCTGCCGTGGCTGGAGCTGATGGAGCGGCCTGCCGACCTGGTACACCTGGAGCACGAGGTCAAGCGCTGCATCCTCAGCACCGAAGGGGTGAGCCGCCTCACCGCCTTCTCAATGGCCTTGGAGGCTGACACCCGCACCTTAACTATCCAAGTCACCTTGCTGGATGTGGACCAGCAGGCGATGACCGTTAGCACCACGCTGTGAGGGGATGCGCTTAACTCATAGAGGAAGGTGTGAATGACATCCGTAAACCAAGCGCTTTAGCCACTTTTAAGATGGTTGAGAAGCTTGGGTTGCCGTCGTTAGAGAGTGCCTTGTCTAGTCCTTGCCTGGACATGCCAACGTCACGAGCCAGCTGACTTAAATTACGAGCACGAGCGACGGCACCAAGTGCCCGTGCAATAAAAGCAGGATTATCCCTACCACCTTCTTCCATGACGGCTTCCATATAAGCCGCAATATCTTCTTCGGTTTTGAGATAGTCAGCGGTGTCGTATCGACTAAAAGTCTCATTATTCATGGTCTAATCCTTCCACAGTGCAGCCAGTGCCTTAGCCTGCTCTATATCTCGTACTTGTGACGATTTATCGCCACCGCAAAGTAAGAGAATCAGTACTGCACCATGCTTCATAAAATAGATCCGATATCCGGGCCCATGGTCGATCCTCATTTCTGATATGCCAGCACCCACAGGCTTCACGTCGCCGGGATTGCCAAGTGCGAGCCGATCAAGACGCGCTTGAATTCTGGCGGCTGCTTTGCGGTCACGTAAGCTGTTTATCCAAGCATCAAAAGTGCTGGTTTTGATGAGTTCGACCATGTGCAAACTATAGTTTGCATGTCGTTAAGTATCAACCACAGTTGATAATGCAAATGAAATGAACG